TACACGAGCGTGACAGCGCAAGGCCCAGGGTTGGCGGCGCTAGAGGCCGCGTATTCACTGGGCTGTAGGGAATTTTGGTCCTGCGTGCGGGTTGCCCACCTGCCCGGTGCGCTTTCGCGCGGCAAAACCCTCGCCAGGCCGCATTCTTATTGATCGACGACGATATTGTGCTCGCGCATAATGTCTCGCAATGCGGACAGATGTTGATCCTGAATGTTGATGTTGACGAGCGGATCTTTCCTGTCGCCCCAGTTGTCAGGGTTAGCCTTCGCGGCCAGCCACTTGCGCGTATCAATGCGCAGCTTCGCGACCTGTGCGTCCGCAGCATCGACCACGTTATCCGCGATCTCTAGCGTCTCCTCCGCCAGGTGATTCGCCCACTTGCGCCGCGCATCGTAGTACCTTTCCTCGCGCCCCTCGACAACCCGCAACCACTTATAGAACGCACGCTTGCCAACCTTCAGGTGCTGCTCGACGACCTTGTTTGTGGTCCAGCCCTGCTCGAGCTTGCCGAAGATATCCTCCTCGCCAACCGCCTCAATCTCTCTCAAGCGCTGCCTCATAATCGGATTACTTGCCATACAGATTCATCTCCCGAAGTATTGTCTCGACCGCCTCGACGTCATCGCGAATGGCGTAGTCGTCCTCATAATCAGAACGATAGCCGACGCGCCGAGCGCGCCGATCAAAGTCCTCGTCAAGCTCTCGGTCGATGGTCGCGCCCTTCCGTAAAGCCTGTTCACCCTTTCCTTCCAATACAATCGTTTCCGTCGTATTAAATCTATTCCCGCAGCTATCGCAAACCCTTCGCCTCACAACGCTCTCTGAACGCATCCTAGTACGCATTACGCTGCACCTATGTCCGCATATAGGGCAATACACGAATCAGCCTCCTACAGCATCTGAGAGAGCCTGAGAGCCATACACCTCACTAACCCTCTTGATCGACTCAATCGCGCCCTTGCTCTTGATCAGATCGCTCGTATACCGCAAAACGATATAACCATGCTCAACGGCCAGGTTGTACTTCACGCAGTCATTGCGAAAGCCAACGCCCGACGTATGCCGACCGCCTGCCCAGGTGCCGCCCTCGCACTCAACAATCACCTGCGGCTTGATGCCTGGCAGCAGGAAGTCGAAGCGGAACTTGCGGCCTGGGATGAGCTGCGCTTCGCGCTCGTACTCGATGCCAGCATCATCAAGCTGGCGCGCCATTATCTCTTCAAGGTTACTGGCCAAGTTGCCGTCCTCACGAAACCAAAGCTAAAGTTTGACCTGCAAAAAATAGATGCCCAACTTTTTGTCATCGGCCGACGACATAGAATATTAGATATAACTCGGAGCACCCTAAGTGCTCCAGTTCTATATCTATATATAGGGCTTACTGACGCACTGACGCACGCTCGTAAGTCATTGTTTTATATAAACATTTTCTCTCGTGAGATTTACTGACGCAATATTTACTGACGCACTGACGCAAAACGCCGTAAGTCATTGATTTATAAGGTGCGTCAGTCATAAAATTTACTGACGCATTACCTTCGCAACTGTCGCAAATGGCCTTTTTGCGTCAGTAAGTGCGTCAGTAATATGTACGCTATATGAGCAGTTCTCGCTCATATATTGATTGCCTCGTGTAATTCGCCGCATTCAATGAACGATCTCTTGTGTCGGTTAGAGGGATCTATTCGTTCGACAATGACCAAAGCCTTGGCCTTCACCCAGCGCCTCACGATAGTTTTTATCTTTTCTCTATCGGTCGGATCGGTGTCATCGAGGTCCAAAACGTCAGCCACTAATATGCCAACCCAATCGGTAGCACGAGAATTCTCTCGCCAGGTTGCTGGCTTTAGCTTCGCCTGGACCCGTCGCAGGTCGCTGGACGTGACATCATCAAAAGGATCAGGCCAGGCCCAAGGCTCAACTACGCCGACGTTATCGCCGTTTGGCAGGTCCACGCTGACCATCTGCCGCCAAGAGCCTTCGCCGCGAGGCGGCGCCAGATTGTCTTTACTATCGCCTTCCTTGCTGTAGCGCCAGCGCTCGCGCTCGTCAATGCCTGCGTAGCGCGCCTCGTCAAAGGTCATGCTGGTCAGCCGGCGAACGTGCCGAGCGGCGTCCGTGAGCGCTGACGCGCCGCGAGCGTCGCCGTAGCTTGCGCTCTGGCCTGGCTGCGCTTTTCTGACGTGATGCACGAGCTCAACAGCGCAATTGCCCTGGTCAGCGACGCGGCCCCAGGCCTTAACGACCAGATCGATCGCGCCATTGTCGTTCTCATTCAGTCGATGGGAGCTGACGAACGGGTCTACGATCACGACGTCAATCTCGTGCTGCTTGATAAAGTCGGTGATGGCACCCACGGCCGGCGTGAGCACGGCTTCGCCGCGCTGCGTCTCTGCGATCACGAGCGCGCTGTCGCGACCTGAGTTGACGAACAGCGAGCCCTCGTACTCTTCTGGCGCCACCTGATAGAGCTGGCAGATGGCAGCGAATCGTCGCTGTAGTTCTTCGAGCGGGTCTTCGAGGTTCCATACCCAGACGCGCAGCTTCTTTGTCTCCTGGCCGAGCAGCGGCCTGCCCGTCGCCATTGCCATTGCCTCTGCCAGCGTGAGCGCTGTCTTGCCTGTGCCGCCGGCCGCGACGGTGACGCTGATGAACTTGCGTATAAGGTGGCGCCCGTATACCCAATCACGCGGCGCGAGCTGCAGGATGTTGCCGAAGTCAAGCGGCTTGGGCGCGAGCGCTTCTCTGCGTGCTGCGAGCGCTGCCAGGATCTCCGCTGACGGACCTGAATCTGCTGTCGCGACCTCTGGGGCAAAGCCCTTAATCCTGGCGCCGTTGACCGCCACCATGAATTCAGCGGCCGTTTGTTCGTGCGTGTAGCCTGGCTCGGTCCAGCCCCGAGATACCATGATGATCTCATCGTCTGCCAGACCGTTCTGAATCATCGCGGCGACTTCTCGGATCATCTTGTCGTGCCAGCCACCGTCTTGCTGACGCAGCAGGTTGAGGTTGGGCTTGTTCAGCGCGTGGATTCTGGCGACGTGCTCTGCCGTGAGGGCTGGCAGTAGCCGCCAATCGCCGTCCATGCCTTCATCGATAATCTCCTCGTAGATGTGGCCGGTTTCGTGTCGGCTTCCTGCCGCGATCACCACGCCGCCCTGGCCCCGGATATCGATCTTGTTGTTCCCATCGGCCGAGTTTTTAATGGGCAGGTCTTTGTCCGCCCGGTAATAGAAGTGGACGCCCCTGGACGTGCGAACGCGACGCGGTGTATGTGGCAGGTTGGCCTCTGCCCAGGCTGTCGCCTCGGCCGAGTCAGCGTCAACGACCACCACCTCTTTGCCTGTGACAATCGCCCAGTTGCAATCTCGCCATCGAGCGCTTGAGGTCCACAGCTCGATCAGCTCGTCAGTCACGTCCTGGTGCTGGAACCTTGCCCAATCGATCAATGGGCGCTTTTCTATAGGATGAGCCGGGACGATCGTCAAACCTTCCTCGTGTAAGGCAAGAGCCTTTTCTCGACGGTCTGTCGAGACCTGCTCAGACATTATCGCGCTCCGAACACCAAAGGTCGGGCCGGAGTTCTTGGCGATCTATCCCCGTCAGTTTCTCGACCTGTAGCGCTCGCTCCGGCGGTATTCCTCGCGCATTTTGGCGCCACCGGTAGACTGCAACGCGGCTTATGCCTAACTTTTTCGCCAGATCGGCTACCTTTATCTTGGTCCATACTTCGATTGGGGTCATGATTACCTCTTCGCTTTTGCCGAGATCGTATACTAATCATGTCCAAGATGTAAACCTTTAGATACCGTGCTCGCTAGTTACCTGGTATTCCGACCTAAACTTTAGGTGTAAGCATTTTGCTTATTGATCTGGGCATAAAAAGCTTGGTAAAACTGTCCTCGTTGATTTGCGGTTAACTTTTGGTTTACCATTGAAAGCATGAGTACATTCAGCCAAAAATTACGAGGATTAAGAGAAGCCCACGGGTATAGCCTTCGCCGCATGGCGACTGAGCTTACCGCACTGGGTGAGCCGACAAGCCACACGGCGATTGCCAAGTGGGAATCGTTCGAGGGGGCTGATGCTGAGCGTTTACCAAAACGATCGGCTGTAGCGGCCATAGCTAAACTGTTCAATGTAAAGCCGGCATGGCTGCTTGAAGATGTTTTTGATGTCAAAGGCAAAAAGACAGATAGACAAGCACAGTTATCGGATATTGAGCTTCTATCAGAGCAAGAGTTTAATCTGGTAATTGCTGTCAAAGATCAGTTTTTAAAGAATCGTAACCGAGATAACGAAGATGCCACACCAAGACCTGTCGATTAGAAGGCTTATAGAAAACGCGATTAACGAAACATTCTCTGAACGATTAGACTTTATTGGCAAAAACTATCTAGGCCAATCCATATATATAACAACCCCTCCCGATAAAGATTATTACAACCCCGGATTAAAAGCCAACTGGGATACCTTTTATAATCACAGGCCTTTTGTGGATTATACAAATGATAATCTGCCTGCCACCGTCAAATCTATTGGAGATCAAGACCGGCAAGGTTGGATGGTGTCAGAGTTTTCAGGCCGAAAAATCCCGACAATTACCACCTACTATCAAGATGCTATGGCAGTCACGTTCGTGCCACCCGACAGGTACAGAGAATTAAGAGCATATGCCAGCGAAAGATCGGCTTATCTACTGATCAAGCAATTGCGCTCTGTCCCGCAAATCTACATAGATAATTAATTGTAATAAATAGGTTTACAAGGGTTACATCGTATTGCTAAGCTCCTTTTGCACTTAAAGGAGCGATACGACGATGACAGCCGAACAAATTACAAGCAACACGCACAACGAACCCCCCATCGATGTCCTTGCAGAGCAGTGGCTCTGCGTCAAAGCACTAATCACTAGCAACATGGCCGAGCTGCGACGCATTGAAGATCGCATGCTCCCCTTTCTCGATCAAAAAGAAGAAGGCACGGTCACTACGCTCACGAAGTTTGGGCGAAAAATCAGCGTAAACAACCGTCTGAATTATAGCCTGGACGGCGCGAAGCTGATGAAGGTGCGGCATCAAATCCCGAAGAACTTACTACCATTGCGAGCTAAAGAAGTTCTGGATGAGACGCGCCTGCGATTCCTGCGGAACAACGAGCCTGATACCTACAAGATCATCGCTCACGCCATTTCTGCCAAGCCTGGCAAATCAACGATAACAATTAAGGTGAACGAAGATGATTGACTTGAAAAGCATCAAGAAGACGATGGGCATGAACCCTCCTTCTATGATCGTCTACGGTTCCATTGGCGTCGGTAAGACGACCTTTGCAGCAATTGCGCCCAAGCCTGGCAAATCAACGATAACAATCAAGGTGTACGAAAATGATTGATTTAACAAGCATCAAGAAGACGAAGGACATGAAGCCACCTTCCCTGGTCCTTTACGGTTCGGCTGGCGTCGGTAAGACGACTTTCGGAGCAATGGCGCCCAACCCCGTCTTCCTACAAACAGAAGCCGGTGAAGGCACCCTTGAGCTGTCAACCTTTCCTCTGGTGAAAAGCTTTAGCGAATGCCTCGAGTCGATCGCTGCATTGATAGAGCACGAGCACGACTATAAAACGCTGGTCGTTGATAGCCTTGATCATCTGGAGCCGTTAGTTTGGAAGGTCGTGTGCGAGCAAAACAACATCGA